AGCAGCATCTGCCGCGGGTAGCGGCGCCAGTTCGCGCGCCCTTCGAGCCCCGCTCTGCGCGCGTCGTCGAGCGTCCACGTCACGCGCGAGACCTGATCCGAGCCGCGGCGGCGACCGCAGGCGATGCAGCGGCTGGCCGTCGACTCCTCGAACCAAACCTCATGGCCCGCCGCGAGGATGAGTGCCCTCTGCGCCTCACTGGAGAGCGCCGGGCGCCCGTCTATGACGGCGATGGTCGCGAGGCTGCTCATGCGCCCGAGACCGATCTCCTGCCCGTACAAGAGCGCGGCGGTGATCGCTGCCGGGTTGTCGCGCAGGCCGCGCGGGACGAAGTCCGTCCCGCCGATGCGGCTCGCGATCTCTGCGGGATCGAGCAGCCAGTCGGCAGTAAAAGCAGGCGGCTCGCTCGCGTACGGAACTATGCTCACGCACTCCTCTCCTTCTGCGGTGGGATGAGGGCGTCGCCGATCCAGTCGTCACGCTCCGCACTGCGGAAGCGAGCGACCTCGGCGGCGTAGAGAAAAACTCGGAAGGCGCTCTCATCGGCCTCGATCGGAACGAGGTCGTAGCCGTCGCCTCTGAGCCAGACGATGCCGACGCGCTGCACGGCGGGCACGGGCAGCTCCTCGCCCTCGGGCCCGAGCGCCACCTCGGCGTAGCGGTAGGCCGCGAGCTGTAGGACGGCCTCGGGGTAGACGCCCTTGCCGGTCGTTTTCCAGTCGAGCAGCCAGCGCGCGCCGTCGCAGAGATCGGCGATCAGGTCGAAGGTGCCGCCGTAGCCGTAGCGACGCGAAAAAACCGCCTGCTCGACCATGATCTCGCGCGGTTCCCACTGCGCGGCGAAGCTGAGATAGGTCTCGACGTACGGATCGAGCGGTTCGGGCACGTCGATCGTCTCGCCGCGCGAGAGGCGCTGCGCGTATTCGTGGACCTGGGTCCCGCGCACTGCGGCCTCGCGCTGCTTCGAGAAGCGCGCGCCGCGCACGGCTTCGTAGCGCTCGCTCGGCTGCATCGCGGCCAGCTCCTCCCAGCGATTGAGCACGAAGTCGCCGGACTCCCGTGCGGCCCAGTCGACGAGCTGCGGCTTCGGATAGCCCTCGCCGAGCAGCTTCGTCACGCTCGGCACCTTCACGCCGTCAATCGCGTAGGAATGGCCGCGGCGGCTGAGGCTCACTGCACCTCCTCGCGCACCTCGAACGAGTGCGCACTCTCGACGTCGATCATCCCGTCGAGCCCGATCTGATCGGGACACCAGCCGGACGGGTGATCGGAGAACCACTCGCCGCAGCGGCTGCACGGGCCGAGCCATTCGTCGAGGTCGTCGTCGACCAGGCGCCCGCAGCGGCGGCAGCGCTCGGGCCCGTCGAGGTCGAGCAGCGGCTTCTCGCAGTGGCAGCTCGTGCTCATGCCTGCCGCCTCTTCGCCCGCCGCAGCGGCCACCAGCGGCGCCGCGGCATGGGCCGCTCGAAGAGGTCGAGCCGCCGCGCCGCACGCAGCATCCGTTCCTCGGGCGAGTCGTAAGGCAGGAGATCGCCGTGGCGCAGGTACTTCGTCCCGACCGCGGCGGGCTCGCGCGCCCGGTCGTGCTGCAAGTCGCGCAGGATCGTCTCGGGCGTCGAAAACGTGCAGACCTTCGTCTCGTTGCGATCGGCGAACGCGATCGCATCGGCGAGCCCGCTCTTGCCCGGGAAGTGCCGCGTCTCGCCGTTCGAGAAGGTCGCGATCACGCCCCAGTCCTTAACGCTCATCGGCAGGCCCACTCCCCTCCGCGCCCGTGCGCCTGCATCCAGCCCGCCGCGAGCGCGTTCGCGTACGGCGACCAGATCGAGAAGCGCGAGAAGGGCGTCGAGTCGAAGGTCGAGGGCAGGAACTGGAAGAGGCCCGAGGCGCCGCTCGCGTTGTGCGCGTACGGGTCGAGCCGCGATTCGCAGCGCGCGCGCCGCCAAAGCGTCGAGCATGAGCCGTAGGTCGAGCAGGCGAGGTTTATCGCCTCGATCGTCGAGGGCCGATGCACCAGCGTCCGCCGCAGCCCACGCTCGCGACGACGCGAGAGCGCGAGCAGGCGCCGCTCGCGCCGCAGTTTCGCGCGCAGCTCGACGACCAGCGGATCGGGACCGGGATCATCGGGCTCGGTCGTCGTCGGCTCAGTCGTCGGCTCGGTCGTCGGCTCGGTCGTCGGCTCGGTCGATGCCGAATCAGCAGAGCCACTGCGCCAGGCGAGCACGATCGCGACCAGCGCGACGACGAGCAGCAGGACTAGCAGGCTGAGCGCGTAGAGGCGGCTGCGCTGCGGCTGTCCCTCGCTCAAGCGAGCGCTCCGTCCGTCTCGCAGTCGTCGCGCAGCTCGCAGGCCCGCTCGAAGAGCAGCCGATTCAGGACGACGATCATCCCGGCGAGTTCCATCGCCTGCGGATCGCCGACCTCGACCGCGGCCGCCTCGACGGAGCCCCAGCCCGCCCGCTGCGTCGCAGCGACGATCTGCTCGACCAGGCGCCGCCGCCTGCGCCGCGTGGACGTACGAAGCGCGAGGTGCTTCGCTGCGGTTCTCACGCTGCTCCGATTCCTTGAAGGAATCGAACCTTTGCGCCCGCAGAGTGTCCAGCACCGGGCCAGCACGGCGCGGTAGATCGAGACCTCTGCGACAAGTCGATTCCGCGTAACGGCGCGGAAGCGCGCTCAGCGATTCGGCGAAAATGGCCCCGGGAGGAATCCGAGCCTCGCGCAGCCATGCGGTCTAGCGTGCCCTCGGGCGCCTTCTGTCCAGCACCGGGCCAGCACGGAGCGAGCCGCCTAGACACTCGGCGAGCCCTCCTGCGCGAACTTCTGCGCGAGCGCGATCAGCGTCGCGCGGGTCGAGTCGAGATCGCTCGCGAGGTCGCTCTCGTCGAGGTCGTCGAGAGCGCACTGCACCAGTTCGATCTCTTCGGCTGCGACGCCGAGGCGTCTCGCGGCGTCGAGCCAGGCGTGAGAGCGATTCTGCGCCTCGATCGAACGCTCTTCCCAGTCGATCGGTTCACTCATCGAGCGCTTTCCGTTCTCTGCTCATCGCGGGCTCGAAGAGCCCACGCGCGTCCTCGCGCTCGGCTGCGAGCCACCACTCGGGATAGCGCTCGAAGATCGTCGAGGCGAGCAGCGGCGAGCGCCGGATCGCCTTCACGAAGGCATAGCCGATCGAGATCGCGGCGTGCCGTTCGAGCTGCACGCTGCCGCTCAGACCGAAGCGCCTGAACTGCGCGAGCGCGTACTCCCAGGCTTCGACCTCTTCGACCCAGCGCGGGCGCCGCTTCTTGTCGCCGTGGAGGAGGTGATGCCCGACTTCGTGCGCGAGGATCGCGAAGGAGACGGGACCCGTCGGACGCGGGCACTCGATCGCCCAGTCGGGCGTGCCGATGTACGCGCTGCCGCTCGAACCGGAGCGCCAGCGGCGGACGGTGCACCCGCTCTCGCGAAGGAGAGTCTGCGCCGCCGCCGCGTAGCGCTCCGCCCGAGCCGTCACTCGCCCGCAGCCCTCGCGCTCAGCAGCCAGTCGTAAGCGAGTTCGCGCTCGTCGGCGAGTACGTGCGTATAGGTGTCGGCGGTCACCTTGAGCGAGCGCTGCCCGACGAAGGCGCCGATGCGCGCCCAGTCGATGCCCTGCCGATGCAGCAGCGAGACTCGCCGATGCCGGAGGTCGTGCGGCGAGAAGAGCGGAACGCCCGCCTTCGCTGCCGCCTTCGCGATCGCCGTCCTGAGCGCGTCTGCGCTCGATCCGGCGAAGAGCTGAGCCCCCGCATCGGAAACGGGTCCGAGCTGCGCCTCGATCGCTCCTGCGAGCGTCGGATGCACTTCTGACCAGTAGCGCCCGCCGCCCTTATTGCGCAGGCGCACGCGCTGCCTCTTGCGGTCGTAGTCGCCGACGAGCGTCGAGTCGATCACGCCGATGCGGGCCCCGGACCAGTCGAGGAAGAGCAGCGGCAGTCGATGCCGCTCGGGCAGGTGCGCGAGCACTGCCTCGATCTCGCCTGCGGTGGGCACGCGCAGGTCCTTCTCTTCCTCGCGAGGTAGCCGCACCTGCCGATCGCGGGCCGGGTTCGGCTCGACGCGCTCGCGATCGAGGATCATCGAGAGCGTCTGCTTCGTCTTACGGATCGAGCCGCGAGCGTAGTCCTCGCTGAGCGCGACGATCCACTCAGCGACCTGCTCGGGCGTGATCTCGTCGACGCGCCGATCGGCGAGCCCGTGTCGGTCGATGCGGTGCAGCTCCGAGCGATGCCTCGCGAGCGTCGCCTCGGATACGTCGATGCGGCTCGCGAGCCAGTCGCTGCCTGCCTCGCGCAGCGTGCGCGCGGGCGCCTTCTCGATGATGCGCAGAACCGGCTCGCGCAGCTCTGCGAGGTCGCGCTCGATCGCGGCGGCGCGAATCGATGCCAGCCGCTTTGACTTGAATGAGCCTCCGTACTGCGAGCGCGTATCGCGCCCGCCGACGCGGAACGAGACGACGTGCCTCGTCGACTTGCCGCGCGTCCGTTCGCTGATCCAGACCGACGCCATTAGCGCCACGTCCTCAGCGGTAGAGTCGATCTCACGGTCGAGTCCTCCTTCGTAGGTCTCGGTCGAGTCCGGGGCTCGTCGATTCGTCGTCGCGGGTCCCGGGCGCCTTTCGCTCGGCGCAGTGAGCAGAATAGCGGGCCGTGCTGGACACTCGCTCATCGACCGAGCCTCACGCGGTGCTCGTCGTAGCGGTGCTCTCGCAGGTAGTCGAGGAAGTCGCCGACGCGGATCATCGGGCGCGAGAAGCCGGGCATCACGACGACGGGCAGCTCGCGGAAGATCACGTCGGCGGCGCGGCGCGTGCAGCCGAGCCGATAGAGGTCCGTGCGCTGCAAGAGCGCGTCGGGGTAGGTCAGCCGCTCGTTTAGGTCGTCAGTCGTCGCCATCGCCCCGCCCGTTCTTCCGTTGCCCCTCGTTCTGGCGCTGCACCCACTCGTCTACCCATTCGTAAGTCGTGCGGGTGAGCCGCCCGATCTGCTCGAAGTGCAGCTCGCCGCGTGCCTTCGCGCGCTTGATCGTCGCGAGCGAGACGTGCGCGTGCCGCGCGGCATCGCGCTGCGTGATCCAGTGGCGCGGCGCGCTCAGAACGACGGCCAGCCCGAGCCCGAGCATGAGCCGCAGGTCGATCACCCGGCCTCGCCCTCTAGCTCGCGGGCGATAGCGCGCAGGAAGTAGGCGCGGCGCTCGTCCTCGTTGCGGATCGTGCGCAGGCTGGCCGCGAGCACGCGGCACTCATGGCCCACATCCTCGCGCTCGCCGCAGAGCGCTTCGAGGTCGTCGAGGTCCGCGAGCGCGCGATCGAGCCGTGCGACGATCGTCTCGCGCATCTGCGCCTCGACCTCGCGCCAGTCGTGCGGCTTCTGCTCGATCACTCGGACGCTCATGCGCCCGGCGTTCTAACGAATCGGCTGCGAACAGGTGCGACCGTCTGAGCCCCCCTGAGCCCTTCTGATACCTCACGCGCCGAAAATGCAGGCGCTTTGCCGCAGCGCTGTTTTTCTCGCTCTTTGCGGCGGAACTTTATCCAGACGGACCCTTTTCCTGCGGAGGTGATTCTTCGCCGCCCTTCGCACGGGTCCCAAGGTAGGTCGCGACGGCGCCGATCGCGGCGCCGAGCGCGGTCGAGAGCAGCGTCGCCGCGGCCTCGCTCAGCGTGAGGTCGTTCGAGGCTTCGGCGATCGCGGCGGCGATCGCGAGCGCGAAGATCGAGCCCGCGACGCCCACGGCGATGATCAGCGCGACAAGATCGCGGTCGATCATCCGTGCAAGCAGGTCCAGATTCGCACCTGCCCTCCTGGGTGATCGATCACCAGCTCGCCCGGCTCGAAGCCGCTCGGGCAGGCGAGCCCCGCAGGACCCGGCGGGCCGGGGGGTCCTGCCGGGCCCCGGGGTCCGGTAGCGACGTTGATCGTCACGGTTCGCGCTGGCGCCGCCGTCGAGCCGAGAGCGCTCGCGCCCAGATAGCCCGCGGCGCCTGCCAGCGAGAGCGCGAGCGCGAGCAGGAGAACGCTGCGGCTAGGGCGTTTCACGCTTGCGCTCCTCCTCGATGCCTGCGCGGAAGTCGCTCAGCCGCTCCTCGCAGTGCTTGCGCTCGCGTCGCATCGCGAACCAGGCCGAGGCGATGCTGCCGAGAGCGGCGAGCAGAGCAGCGATCGCGTCGCTGATCGAGCGCACTCGTCACGACTTCGCGAGTACGTATTCGTTGTCGTTCCACCAGAAGGGCGGGATCGTCTGCGGCACGTCTGGCCGCTTGCCGTCCGGCGAGCCCGCCGCGCGCCAGTCGATCCAGTCGCGCTCGCCCGAGGTCATGCCCTTCCGCTTCGCGATCCGGTCGAGGTCGGCGCCTCCGTCCCAGGCCCACTGCGGGATCTTCTCGGGCGCCGACTTCGGGCGCTCGCTCTTCTTGCGGTCGGTCGTGTAGTACCACTGCGCCCAGTCCCAGAACCACTGCGGATAGCCCATCTCGTCCTCCGGTGTTTTCCCGCCCGCGTAGGCGCGAGCGTTGTCGAGCACGAAGTCGATCGGGAAGCCGTTTCCGCAGTCGCTATGCCCGCCTCCCCAGCTCCCGAGGTCGCGGTGCTGGCAGACGCCGCGGCCCGAGCCCTGCGCCTGCGATGCGCTCAGCTTCGTGATCGGGATGCCGAACTTCGCACTCTCTTCGGCGATCCACTTCGCGCAGTTGTCGAGCATGGTCGCGTGCTCGTTCTTCCAGACCGACTGCGACCACTTCGCGAAGCCGCATAGCTCGATCTGCACGGCGACCGGGTTCGCGTTCGCAGCCGTCCAGGCTTTGTTCCCTCGCTTCACGTACTCGCCGACCGTGTTCGCCTTGTCGTCGGCGCCGCAGTGCGACGAGACCTGATTCGCCGTGTTCTTGAACCATGAGCCGAGGCTTTCGATCGTCGTCGCGCCCTCGGCGGTGTGGAGCACGATCAGACGCACGGCTGCGCCGCCGCGCGAGCTGTAGCAGGGGCTCGGAATCCACTTGCGCTTTAGGGCCATCGACGACCGCCCTCCTCCTCATCGGGGCTGCTCGCCGGATGCGAAGGCTCTTCGAGCGGCGAGTCGCGCTCGGCTGGCTCTTCTGCTGCGAGCGCTTCCCACTCTTCTTCCGAATGCTCTTCCTCGCGCTCGGTCTCGCTCATGCGCTCCTCCCTTGGTCTAGTAGTACTCCGTGATTACGACCATGCCCGCGGCGCCTGCGCCTCCGGTCTGCGCGCTCTGCGCGTTCCCGGCCCCGCCGCCTCCGCCTCCGCCACCCGGCGCGGTGCCGACGCCGCCCGCGCCCGCGCCGCTGCCGCCCGATGGGTTATTCGCAGCGCCGCCGCCGCCGCGCGCAGCCGCGCCGCCGCCGTTGCGGTAGACGCCGATCGCGGTCGCGAGCATGGTCACGCCGGGCGAGCCCGGAATGCGCACGTCGCCCGCCGTCGCCGTGCCGCCTGCGCCTGCGGAGCCGGGGTTCGTCGGCGGTGCGCCGCCGCCGCCTGCTACGCCGCCGCCACCTCCACCGGCGACGACGAGCGAGCCGAAGCTCGATGCGCCGCCGTTACCGCCGTTCGCGCCCGCCGCGCCGACCGCACCTGCGGCGCCTACGGTCACGGTCTGCGAGGAAGCAGCGAGCAGCGAAGCCGCGTAGGCGCCGCCGCCTGCGCCGCCGCCGTTCGCTGTCTGGCCCGCGCTGATCGCGACCGTGCCGCCGCCTGCGCCGCCGCCGCCGATGCACTCGACGAGAATCTTCTTGCAGCCCGCAGGCGGTGCGTAAGCGCTCGCGCCCGCTGTCGTGAATACCTGTCGCGTCGGCGGCTTCGAGAATGAGCCGCCCGGCGCGAGGTTATCGACCGCCGTCGCGAGTGCCTGAATGTCGGATGGAACGTCGGCGGGATCGGCGGGCAGCGGATAGGGCAGGGCGAGATTTGGAGTCGAGCCGGGCATCTAGGGCGCTCCTTTCAAATCGGCATAGGTCGGCTGGAGTGGGACCGCCCGCGCGAAGGCGGTCGAGGGCCAGGCGCCCGCGGCCTTCGGGCCCCAGAAGCGGCGCGTGGTCGTGTCGAGGTAGATCGAGCCGTCGACGCCGGTCGCGCCGGTCGGCGTTCCGGCGCCGCTGAGGAAGGTCGAGGCGCCGCTCGGGCCTGCCGGGCCCGTGTCGCCCGTGTCGCCCTTCGGTCCCTGCGGCCCGGTCGAGCCAGTCGAGCCGGTCGCGCCCGTGTCCCCCTTCGGCCCTTGCGGACCCGTCGCGCCTGCGGGACCCGTCGCGCCCGTCGCGCCCGGATCACCCTGCGGCCCGGTCGGGCCTGCGGGCCCTGTTGAGCCCGTGGCGCCGGTCGGGCCTGCGGGCCCCTGCGGCCCGGGCGGTCCCTGCGGCCCGATGCCCGAGGTCGCGCCGCCAACGTCGCCGATCGCGAGCACGGTCGTCGCGCCGACGATCAGATAGCAGGGTAGTCCGACCGTGGGCGAGTAGATCGCGAGCCGCGGCACGGTCGAGAGCACGCCGTCTATGTCGATCTCGACCTCGTTCGCGTTCGGGACCGCGTGCACCTTCGCGATCGTGAGCCGCACCTGCTTGCGCGCGAGCTGTTCGCGCAGGACGTAGGGCAGCGTGCGCGTAAAGGGCGTGCGCGGCGCGGTCGTCGTCATGCGGCCACCTGCGCGAGCGCGAGTTCCTGCGCCGCCTCTTCGCCGTGCAGTAGGTCGAGCGCTTCGGGCGCCCAGTCGCCGGAGTACTTGTCGACCGTGACCAGCGCGAGCGCTCCGTCCGTGCCGAGCCCGACGTGCGTCTCCTTGATCGCCTGCTGCTCGACGTGCCCATCGGGAAAGACGATCGAGATCACGTCCTCGGGTTCGAGCGCGGGGTTCGGCACGCTCTCGACGGCGAAGGTGCGGCTCATCGCGAGGCGCAGGTTCAGAAGCGAGCGCGCGGTCGCGTCGGCCTGCGCCTGCGTCGTGACGGCGGTCGATTCAGCGATGAGCACGACGCGCCCGAAGGGTCCTCCCCAGCGCAGCGGCGAAGTCGGGTCCGTGAAGGTCGCGAGCCCGTAGATCGGCGGCTGATCGGCGTCGGGCTGGCCTCGAACTGAGACGCCGTTCCGCACGCTCGACCGATCGAGCGTCGTCTCGGCCTTGACGAGCACGCCCGCCTCGCCCGCGTCGATCGTCCAGACCGGATCGTGCGGCTGATAGTTCGGGCGGATCACGAAGTCGCCCTCAGCGTCGAAGATCGTCTCAGCGCTGATCGACTGCGCGAGATCGGAGATCGCCTGCGTGCGCTCTTGGTCGTAGACCGTGCCCGCCATGAGCGGTTCGCTCGCGGGCGTGGTCTCGATGTGGTACGCGATCGAGCTGCCGAATACGGCCTGGACCAGCGCGACGATCGCATCGCTCGGATGCATCCCGGCGGGATTGAAGGGCGCCGCGAGCGGTTCGTCCTGAATCTGCGCGAAGCGATCGGAGAGCTGCAAGGTCGCGGAGCCGACCAGCTCGCCCCAGACGACGGAATCGACACGAAAGAAGCCGAGCGGGACCCGCTCAGTCTCGCCCGTCGCGTAACGCACGCCGCGCTCGATCGAGCAGTAGCCGCCGAAGGGCATCGACTGGAGCAGCGAGCGCAGCTCCGTGTCCTCGCGGGCGAGCGCCACGTCGAGGCTCGCTTGCCGCAGCACGCGGGCCGCTGCGTTCGCGTCCATCTGCCCGCCGACGACCTCGACCTCGATCGGCGTCGTGAGGTCGTCGGGTGCGTAGAGGTAGGCGACGACCGAGAGCGCGTGCGAATGGCGCAGGGCCGCGAGGAAGCGATCGGAGACGGGCAGCACGGCTACACGTCCGAGGGCAGCCAGGGCAGGGTCCCGCTCGCGGCGCCGTCGAAGGTCCAGTAGGCGAGCGCGTCATAGGTCCCGACCTGCGCGAGTAGGTCGGCGTAGTTCGCGAAGATCGCGGCGACCTGCGAGTAGGTCGTCGGCGGGACCGGGGCGAATACGGCGGCGTTCGGTCGCTCGACCTGCACGACCTCGATCGCGAAACGGCGCTGCGGGCGCGTGCCGAGCGTGAGGATGCGCTCCTCTTTGAAGTCAGTGACGCCGAGGTACATATTCCCGACGCCCTGCTCGGGCACGGTGCGCAGCAAGAACGGGTAGCCCGAGCCGAGCAGCGAGCGCACCTGATCGCGCTGCGCAAGCGTGTCGGTCAGCACGACCAGCTCCGCATCGGGCGTCCAGGCGGGCAGCGTGACGAGCACGGGCGCCCGTCGATCGAGCACGCGGATCACGCCCGCGCCTACCTCGAAGTCGAGTGGCGTGAAGGACTCGATCGTGATCGCGAGCGAGTTCGTCGGTCGCGCCATATCGACGAGCCAGGCCGGGCAGCCGGTGTAGTCGAGCGTGAAAGTCGCGCTCGCGCCCGTGCCGACCACGGCGCCGCTCGCGTTGTAGAACGTCGCTCGGTAGGTCAGAGGCACGCCGAAGGGCACCTCCCAGTCACGAACGAGGGTCGGATCGCCTTCGAGGTCTGCGTCGACGGCGCCGCGCACGGCGACCGTCGCGCCGCTCGGCGAGGTGCGTTCGAGCGTGAAGGTGACGGCGGTCGCGGCGGCGCCGTGAATCGCGATCAGCGCGTTTTCGCGCGTCGCCTCGCGCGTGATGGTCAGTGAGGCCACTAGGCGAGCCCTCCGAGCAGCGAGCGCGCGGTCGCGTTATCGACCGAGACCGCTTCGACGCGAACGAGGTCGCGCAGCTCCGTGTCGCCGATGTAGACGTGCACGACGGGCACCGTCGAGGCGACGATCGAGCGCAGCAGGTTCTCGGGCGTGACGATCTCGCGCCCGGCGCCTTCGCCCACGACCGCGAGCGTCGGCGAGCTGAAAATGCCGCCTCGCGCGAGTAGCGGAATGTGCGGGAATGGGAAGCGCCAGCCGCCGAACGACTGCCCGCCGACGTGGCCGATGTGCGGGATATTGATCGAGGGCAGTGAGACCTTCGGGAAGGTCAGAGCGAGCCCGTTCCAGGCTGAAAGCACGGCGTTGATCGGCGCCTTGATCGCGTTCGCGATCCGCGTCGCGACGCCGCGCATCGAGTCGACGAAGCCGCCGAGCGCCGAGACGAGCCCGGAGACGATGCCGCGAATGGCGCTGGCCATAGCGCGCGCCGCGTCGATCGGGATCGAGAACCAGCTCGCAACGCGCGAGAGCGTCGTGCGCACGGCGCCCCAGGCGTCCGCGAACCACGAAACGAAAGCGTTGATCGGCGCCTTGAGCGCGTTGAGCGCAGCGGTGAGCACGCCCTTGATCGCGTTCCAGGCCGAGGCCGTCGCCTGCTTGATCCGGTCCCAGTGGGAGACGACCAGAGCGACCGCGATGCCGAGCGGGCCCGTCATTATCCCGACGATCAGCGGCCAGTTTCGTTTCAGCCAGTCGATCACGGAGAGAGCCGCCTGCTTGATCGCGTTCCAGGCGGTCGCGAGCCCGGCGCTGATCCGGTCCCAGTTCTTCCAGAGCAGAATCCCGATCGCGATCAGGCCGACGATCGCGGCGACGACGAGCGCGATCGGTCCCAGCGCAGCCGTGAGCGAGGTCGCGAGCCCGTAGTCGACGGCGGTCGTCGCGAGCGCTACGACCTTCCACGCGAGGAACGCGGCGGTCAGTAGCCCGATCGTGATCTTGAGCGCCGTCCCGTTCGCGACGATCGGCTGAATGACGCGAACGACCGCGATCAGTACCTGCGAGAGCTGCAAGAGCACAGGGATGAGCGCGGTCCCGAGCTGCACCTTTACGCCGTCGAACGCGATCTGCATCTCACGCTCATGCGCGGCCATGTCGGCGACCTGCTTCGTCGTCTTATCGCCCAGCGTGGCGCCGTACTTCGTCGCCATGTCGAGCTGTTCCTGAATCGCGTCGGCGCCCTTGTAAAGCAGCGGCGTCAACTTCGCCGACGATCGCCCGAAGAGCGCTTGCGTGATCGCAGCCCGGCGGGAGTAGTTCGTCATGCCCGCGAGCCCGTCCGAGACCTGCATGAGCACGGCCTGCGTATTGCCGCGGCGGACGTCCTCCATCGAGACGCCCAGCTCCTTGAAGTACGCAGCCGACTTCTTCGAGCCGTCGGCGGCGCCGGTCATGCTCTTCGAGAGCAGGACCATCGACTTATTGAAGGTGTCAGCCTCGATGTGCCGCGACTTCAGGACCTCGATCCAGGCAGAGGCGGTCTGCGTGTCGAAGCCGGTCACGCGCTGCAAGGCCATGGTCTGCTTCGCGAGTTCCTCGGTCGCATCTGCCGACGACTTGACGAACTTCGCCGCGGCGCCGACCGCGACCGCGGCCCCAGACCAGGCGGCGATCCGCTTCCAGTCGACTTTCTTCGTCGCGTCGCCCGCCTGCTCGGTCGCAGCCGTGGCCTGCTTGACGCCCGCGACTAGCTTCTGCGTGTTCGCAAGGAACTCGACGACGACCTGCGGATTCGCCACTAGCGCCGCCTCCGCGCCTTCTCGGCCTGCCGCTTCTGCTCACGAAGCCAGCGCCGCATATAGCGATCGAGCGCCGCGCGCTCGTCGCCGCTCAGCTCGTCCACCTCGCGCGGGCTCATTCGCCAGAAGTGGCAGAAGGCGGCGAGGCCGTCGAGGTAGCGATCTGCGAAGGGTCCGAGACGGGCGCCTCGAACGCGATCGCAACGTCGCCCGCGTCCTCCCAGCTCGGGCTATGCCCGCGCCGCCGCAGCTCGATCCAGACGACCGCCTGCATCTTGTCGGCGTCCTCGCCGTTCTCGCCCATGAGATCGGTCATGGTCCGGCCCGTCGCCGCCTTGAGCAGACGGAGCTCGTTCGGCGTGAACGAGATCGAGCCGGGCGCCGCATCGACCGTGATCTGCGTCGGCAGTGTTTTCAGGTCGGACTCTTCCACGAATGTCCTCCGATCGTTTTCTTCGTCTGCTCGATCGCTGCGTCCTCGATCGAGCCCTGATCTGCGACGGCAGTCGGATAGACGAAGCGGCCCTCGGGGTAGTAGTCGCGCCCACGGGTCCCGCCGTACTCGATCCATCCGGCGTAGGGCAGGCCCTCGCCCATACCGAGGAATGCGTGATCGCCCTCGACCCCGGAGACGACCGAGCCCGCGAGCGCGCCCGTGTCGTGCGGGACCTTCGCGCGCACGGTCGTCGCCATGCGCCCCGCCGCCGTTGCCAGCCCGCGCGGCGTCTCGCGCCCGATCTCGCCGCTCAGGTCATGCAGGCCCGTCGCCAGCTCATCGAGCCCGAGAACTCGAACCTCGACGCCCTCCTCGGGCACCTAGGCCGCCGCTTTCTCCGCGCTCGCGCTCGCGCTCGCCGCGCTCGGCGACGTGCTCTTCGTCGGCTCGCCCATGAGCGACCAGGCAAGATCGATCGTGCTCTCGGCGCCCGCGTCGCCGTTGATCGGCGCGTAAGGCTGCGGAACGACCATCCCGGACCATTCGGGGTTGTCGGCGCCGACCGGCCGATCGCGGTATCCGCGCACTGCGAAGGGCACGGGCGTATCTGCGGCGACCGCCGCCGAGAGCGTTTCCTCGGTCGCGCCCGGATCGAACGACTGCACTAGCGTCGCGTTGAGCGTCCACTTGACGTTTCCGGGGTAGTCGGTCGAGCCGCAGAAGGTGTCGATCGTCGTCACCGATACGTCTGGCGAGAGTTCGACGTGCGTCGAGACGCAGGCCAGCTCGATCAGATCGGCGCTCAGGTCGTCCTCAGCGGTCCCGATGCGCAGGCTCGCGTTGTCGAGGATGAGCGGAAACGGCTTCGTTGCGGGGGTACTCACGGACTGCCTCCGATCGATACGGGCACGCGCAGGAAGAGGCGCGCGCCGAGGTAGTTGACGCCGCCCATCTGGAAGCGGCGCGGAGCCGTCGATGATTCGACCGGCCAGCGCTTCGCGTCTGCGTCGAGCCGGGCGAGCGCGTACGCGACCAGGCTCTCTAGCGTCTCGACGCCGGGCCCCGGTTCGAGCCGGGAGGCGAGGCAGAGCACGGTCGGAAGAGCGTCGTAGTAGCCCGCGAGACCGGCGACGGTGCGCGGGACGATCCAGGGGTCGTTCCATTCGAGCATGAGCACGGGAGGCGAGATCGCGTCGACGAGATCGGGCAGCACGTCCGGGTCCTCGTCGCTCTCGGGCGCGAGCGCCGCTCCGAGCGCGGCGCGCACGTCGCCGAGAAGCAGTGTCCCGCGCGTGATCGTGCTCAAGCGAGCCCCCAGCGCTCTTTACAGGGCGCGAGGTTGAGGGCGTGTCGAGCGAACTGATCGCGCGGTGCGTTCAGCACGCCGATCGCGTCGAAGCCGATCACGCCGAAGGCCGCATCGTTCGCCTTCCACCACTCGACCGCCCGCGCCAGATTGACGCGGCCCAGAAGCGCGAGCCGCTGATCGCCCGCTTCGTAGGTCGGCCCGCCCGGGTTGATCCAGTCGCAGTCATGGTCGATCTCAGCCGCGGCGGCGTCGAGGCAGGCCGTGAGACCTGCCTCGTTCGCCGTCGTGACGCGGAGGTGCAGCGCTGCGGCCAGTTCCTCCGCGGTCGCGTAGCTCATTAGCTCGACGCCGTCCCGCTGCTCTTCGTGCTCGCAGCCGCTGCGCGCGTGCTGCCCGGCAGAGCGACGAACGCATCGGGCTCGACGATCTCGGCCAGGAAGGCGCCGACGACGCCCACCTCGAAGCCTGCGATCGAAGGCTCGACCGCTCGCAGCTCGACCGGGGCGCCGGGGTTCTCTGCGCAGAGCATGGCCTGCGAGTCGCCGACGATCGCGGTCGCGCCGCCGAAGCCGTTGGAGATCACCAGCCTCAGCCCTGCGATCGTGCCCGTGCCCGACTGAAGGTTCCCCGGGCCCGCCGAGAGGAACACGGGTGCCTCCGCGGAGACCATGCCCAGCAGGGCGTAACCGATCGTGCCGTCCGTGAAGAGCGAATCGGCCCGCCGTCCGGTGTCGGCGTAAATCTGCCCCGCCGCCGCCGTGACTGCGGCCATCCACGAAGCGAGATCGGTCGGCGCCGTGCCGGTCCCGGCGCCTGCCGAATCGGCCAGAGCCGAGCAAGCCACGCCCTCGACCGTGCGGGCGTATGCCTCTGCGGCCAGCTCGAACCACAGATTCAGCGCGTCGGGGTTCGACCAGACGATCGACTGCCAGGAGAGATCGCCCGCGCCGCCGTAGACGACGGCGTTCGCCTGCTCAAGCGTGATCTGCATCTTCTGGCTCGGCAGCTCCGTCTTTTCGGCGGACTGCGGCCCTACGATCGGGCGCTGCGCGATCTTCGGATAGGTCAGAACGCCCGAGGTCAGAGCGACCGAGCGAACGGCGTCGACGACCGGCCTCGCGCGGTTGATCACGTCGATGATCTGCGCGAGGTGCTGCACCGGGAGGATGCCCGGAATGTCAGCGGTGAGGGTGTTCGCGACCGCACGCGAGAGCCGTTCCTGCGCCCGCTCGCGGGCCCCGTCGCCTGCGCGAGCCGCGATCTTGTCGAAGCGGCTCAGGATTTCGTCGCGTGCGTACTGCCCGAAGTGGTGGTAGATCACCTCGCCGTCCTTCGGCTGCGGCGCCGTGCGCGTGAGGGCGCCCGGCGTCTCGGGCTCTTCGGGTGCGCTGCGACTGAGGGCGGCGCGCGCATCGCGTGATGCGGAGCGCTGCTCTTCGAGGTCGAGGAGTTCGCCGATCTGCGGTTCGAGGGCGGTCAGCCGGTCGCGGTGGCGCGAGATCAGCTCGCGCTCGGACTCGGTCGGGTCGCGCTCCTCGTCGTTCGCCGCATCGAGGATGCGGTCGATATTCGTGTTCAGCTCCGTGCGCTCGGTAACGAGGCGCTGAAGTACGGGATTGGGTGCCACAGTCGTCCTCCTGCTTCGAGGTCTCGACCGGGTGCCGCGCTATGCGTGATCGATCTCTGCCGGGCCGGGGTGCCGCCGTGCGCGGGGTGCCGAACGCCGGGCGCCGCTCTCGCGGGGTGCGGTTCTGGCGCCGACCTTAGCGCGTTCTACAGCTCGACGCCGATCGCGCGCAGGCGCTCGATCTGGCCGTCGTCGATCTCGGGCAGCTCGAACTCGCGCCGCGAGCGCGTCGCCGTGACAAGCGCGCTCGCGTAGGCGGGGGCTCGGCAGAGCGAGACCTTGTGCAGCTCGCAGGAGCGTCGCAGCACGGTTCCCTCGGCTGAGCGCTGCCAGACGCGATAGCGGTCGGAGAAGAGCACGGAGAAGCCGGGCAGAATCCCCTCCCGCACCAGTTCGAGCGCCTGATCTCCGAAGGCGCCTGCGTGAATCTTGAACGCTCCGAACAGCCCGCTCGCCTCCTCGCGCAACGAGCGGCAGATACCGATCGAGGAGCCGAGATCGTCGCGGTGCTCATAGTCCAGCTCGACGCGATTCGCCGCGCGGAGCTGCTTGCCGAAGGCGCCGGGCTCGAACACTTCCCAGTAGGGCAACGTGCCTTCGTCGTCGACGACCTGCGCGGGCTCGCCGTAGGGCACGACACAGCCCTCGACCATGCGGCCCTCCGTTTCTTCCAGCTCGACCTTGAAGGAGCGCGACAGCTTGCGCCGCTCATCCATTCAGACCACCTCCGGGCTCATGGGTTCGGGGACGAGCGGGACCTCGCCCGCATCGGAGACGTGCACGCCGGAATCCTCGATCAGCTCCGCGCTCATGTCGCCCTCCGAGAGCGGCGGCAGATCAAAGACGGCGGCGCGGTACTCGTCGAGCGTCACGGCGCCGTCCGCGAGCGCCTTCGAGTAGATACCGACTAGCTTCTCGGGATCGAGGCGCAGCGCTGCGCTCGGGTCGAACTCGCACCAGTGCCCGCGAGGCATCCAGCGCGAGAGCGCTTCCTGAATCTTGATCGCGCACGGCGCGAGTTCGGAGCGCCACCAGAGATCGAAGAGCTGCACGGGCGCCTGGTAGACGAGCCCGCCCGAGAGGGCGATATTCAGCAGGACTGCGGGCACGCCGAACGCCGCCGCGAGCTGCTTCGCGTCCCACTCGCGCGATTCGAGCAGCATGAGGTCCTTCGGCGAGGTCGTGAGCGCTTCGAGCAGTTCGAGATCAGGCGGCAGGATCGCGGGCGCGCCCAGGCGGCGCGCGACTGCGGCCACCCACTGATCTTGAATCTCCTGCGCCTGCTCTTCGGAGAGGCGCCGCTGCGTCGAGCGCAGCGCGACACGGCTCGCGCCCGTGCTCTGGAACACGTCGCCCGCGTAGCGCTCAGCGAGGAAGGCTGAGGTCACGCTCGACGAGTAGGCCGCGAGCGCGCTTGTCCCGCGCAGAGCCCCGGTCGGGTTGCGCGAGACCTGAATCACGTCGGCGGCGTCGAGAGGGACGCCGTTCGATTCGTAGACGCGCTCGCCGCGGAACTCCTCGACGGTCATGCTCAGCGCGTCGAGCACGGTCCACGTCGCAGGGAACCCGGTCTGGTAGCGCGAGGTCACCCAGAGGAAGGCATCGCCGCGGGCGTAGATCGACCAGACGGCGGCGAAGATCGCGAAGTGAATCCCGCCCGGATACCAGGCCGGGTCCGGGTCGCTGATCCAGCGCGGCTGAAACGGCGCGGCGTTCGCGTCGTGCCGGTAGCGCAGAGGCATCGAGGCGATCTGCTGCGCGTTGAGCTGCAAGCAGCGGTCGACGGTCCCGATCCGCTCGCTCATCCCGCCCGTACCGAAGAGATCGCCGAAGAGCCCGGCGAGATCGGGGTCGAGGCCGCGCAGCCAGGGATTCCCGCCGAAAGCGACTGCGAGACCTTCCGCGCGTCCGACTGGTAGGCGCGGCACATCCCGGGCGCGGCGCAAGCGCAGCCGCATGGCCGACAATCTTAGGCCGCGATGCCAACGAACGCACTTCGCGGGCTCGAACGTCCGGGACCGAAACCGCAGCTCGTTCTCGCTGAGGCGCCGCCGTGGGCGCGCTGGCAAGATACGAACGAGGCGCGGCGCGCTGCTCGCTGGGTGGGGCGTTTCGCGACGACTCCGACCGGCGCCGGTGCCGGGCACCCGCTGCGCCTCGCGCGCTTTCAGCGCCAGATCATCGCCGACCTCTACGGACACCTAGCCGCGTTCGCCAGCCTGCCAACCGGGCAGGGAAAGACGACGCTGCTCGGCGCGCTCGCGCTCGAACGCATCTGCCGCGGCGACGACTACGCCGAGGTGGACGTGATCGCGACCAAGCTCGGGCAGGCGGGCGAGGTGATCGTCGCGGCCTCGCGCATGGCCGAGCTGCACCCCGAACTCGCTTCGCGCGTCGCTCTCTACGACATGGGCTCGGAGCTGCGCTACCGACCGACCGGCTCGCGCCTGCGCGTGCACGCGGCTCGACTGAAGGCGATCGAGGGCTTGAACTATTCGCTCGGGATCATCGACGAGATCGGCTTCGCGCAGGATGATCTCGTCGAGTCGCTGATCGCCCGCCTCGGCAAGCGAACCGATGCGCACCTGCTCGGGATCGGGACGCCCGGCTTCGACCCGAATATTCTCTGGCGGCTGCGGCGCGATTCGATCGAGGGCGAGCTGCCGCCCGGGACGATCTATCGCGAGTGGGCCGCGCCCGAGGGCTGCGACCTGCACGACCGGCGCGCGTGGCGTATGGCGAACCCCGCGCTCGCCGCAGGCTTCCTGAATATGGAAGCGCTTGCGATGCAGGTCGAGCTACTGCCCGAGGCGAAGTTCCGCGTTTACCACCTCGGCAACTGGGTCGACCAGGCCGAGGCATGGCTTCCGCCCGGCGCCTGGGAGAGCTGCCCGCACGTCGAGCCGCCGCCGCCCGGGGCGCCGGTCGTGCTCGCAGTCGAGGGCACCTATCAGCGCACGGTCGCGATCTGCGGCGCCGGGCTCGACGGCTCGCTCTTCTTCGGCTGGGCCGCAGAGCGCGCGACCGACGACGAACTCGCCGACGAACTCGGGCGCGCCTGCGCGCAGTGGGACGTTCTCGAAGTCGTGCACAACCGCCGCATCCGCACGCGCCTCTTCCGCCGTCTGCGCGAGGCCGGGATGCCGCTCGAAGCATGGCCCTCAGGGATCGACCTCGAAGCGTCGAGCGCGAACGAGCTGTATCGCTCGATCGTCGAGGGACGGCTCGCGCACGACCACGACGACCTCCTCGCGCAGCACGTCGGGAACCTGCGCGTGCGCTACCTCGCCGACGGGTCTCTGCGCCTCGTCCGGCCCGCAGGCGGCGAGCCGGTCGACGCGGCACTCGCCATGCGCGCGGCCTTCTGGCGCGCGAGCGAACTCGCCGAGAATGAGACGGGCACGCTCGCGATCTACTGAGCCGTTCCCGGGAACGCCGCGGGAACGCGCAGCTCGAGCGTTTCGCTCAGCGCGGCAAGCGAAACCCCGCTAATCTTTTCGCTCTGCCACCTGAACGAAAGGACGAAGCATGAGCGAGACCGAGAACGACCCGGGCGCCGCACGCAGCGAGCCCGCCGAGAGCGAGATCAGCGTCCGCCTCCCGCTTGCCGACGCGCAGGCGATCGAGGAAGCACTCGACCTCTTCGCCGGGATCGACGAAGGCGAAAACACGGACTACGAAAACCTGCGCCGCCTCGCGCGGCTGGTACGCGAACAGTCGCAGAGCGAGCCCTGCGCCGACTGCGGGCGTCCCGTGATCTGGGACGAATACGAAGGCGGCTGGCGCCACCTCGACCCGACGACCGCTTGCGGTCTGCACCCATGACCCGCGATCAGTTCCGTTTCGGTCTGCGCATCTGCTCGCTCTGCGGGCGCGGCGTCTGCCTGAATCGGCACGGGCACTACCGCAGGCACTTCGCGATTCCGCCGAGCGGCAAGCGCTACCTCTGCGCGGCCTCAGGCCGCGCGCCGGAGGCGGCGTGAACCCCCCGGTGGGACGCCCTCGCGGCGAGCTGAGCGACGGCGAGCGGGTCGTGCTGATCGAGCGCGCTGAGCGCGTGCGCGTGCTCGACGCCGAGGCGCGGCAGGCGCGGCACGATCTCGCCGTCGCCTCGCGCATCGCGCAAGAGAACGGCGCAAGCCTGCGCGTGATCGCCGAAGCGATCGGCCTCAGCGATACCGCAGTGCACTCGCTGATCCGCAGCGCTCGCGAGTAGCGCCTCACATCGCATCCCGGTACGACCGAAAAGCCTCCGCGTTGCGGAGGCTTCTTCGTTACGCTCTCGAATCTAGTCCTGCCCGGAACGAAGGAGGAGTCATGGATCGAATCGAAGAGGTCTCGGCTGAGACGGTCGAGACGACTCTGCGCGGTCTGCTTTTGCCTGTCGCTGAGCAGATCGACACGCTCGACGAGCTAATCGCTCAGTACGAAGGCCGACTCGCGGAGCTGAAAGCGATTCGCTCGCGGGCTCGCAAGGTGCAGCAAGTGATCGATCCGAGCACGAACGGCTCGACGAAGCGGCCCGCCGTCGCGCACGGGAACCGCGTCCGAGCCGAGCAGATAGACCGCGCGAAGCTCGAACGGCTCGAAAGTTACGTCCGTGCTCGCCCGGGCGTCGATCTGATCGCGAACTCGATCGAGCCAGACCTGCCGGGAATCAGCAACGCGAAGATCAGTCAGCTAATGGACGTGCTCACTGAGCGGGGCGTGATCCGCTTCGATCGCGTTATCAAGGGTGGCGGCAGAGCCTTCCGCCTCGCGGTCGAATGAGCCGCAACGGGCGCGGCGCCTCACTGCGCGACTTCCGCGACCTCGATCTCTTGCAGAAGATTCTCGCCGAGCACGACGCGGAGGGCTGGATCGAGACCGAAGCGCTCGCGCAGACGATGGGGCTCGGCGACGATCACAACCGCAACGTCTCGATTCGCCTCGCTTGGATGCGTCGCTATGGGATGATCGAGCGCGACGAGCAGCGCGGGCTCTGGCGCCTCTCGCGCGGCGCCGAGCGGGTGATCGAGGCCCGGCTGCGAGCAGCCTCGACGAGCGAACTCGAAGCGCTACCGGACGAAGCCATGGTCGAGGTCATGGCGAACGTGGTCTCGCGCTATCACCACGCCGACGCTATGACGGCGCATCTACTACGACGCGAGTTCCAGTTCGGCACGCAGCCGCGATGAGCGAACTCGATCCGCTCGTCCTCTCAGCGCAGCTCTCGGCGATCACGCGCATGAGCGACGCGCGGCTAGTCACGACCTACCGACTAAGCGAGCCCGAGAACGGCGAGCCAGTCGACGCGCTCGCAGCCTCATGGCGCCTGCTCTTAGCCGAGGAGATCGTGCGACGCCACCTCGGGCGCACGACGTGAAGCGATGGCTGCTGCTCGCGACGGGCCTGCTCGGGCTCGCCTGGGCACTGCTCGCGCTCATCGTGCGTCTGGCCTGGGCGCTGCGGGCGCGCACGGCTGATCCGCCGCCGCATCGCTGGGCCGGGCCATGAGGCGAGCCGGCCTACGCCTCGACTGGCGTCACCTCTACGCCCGCCCGGTCTGGCGCATGAGCGACCTCGACCGAGCGATGCGAGCCGCTGAGCTGATCGCGGGCCCCGATTGGCGCGACGACCCGCGAGGCGAGGATGAGTTCGTGCGCGTGCTCGCCGATTCCGTGCACTGGCTGCCCTGGTGGCGAGCGACCGATGAGAGCTTGTGCCCGGCGTGGCTTCGCTGGGTGCTCTGCGTGCTCGGTCTCGCGGTGCTCGGACTGCTGATCGCGCTCGCTTCCGGCGCAGACGTGACGCCCGATGCGCTCTTCGGCAAGTGGGAGCCGACCGCGGGCGTTCTGGCTCTCGCCTTGCTCGTCGCCCGCCGCGTGCTGCTGCATCGATGAGCAGGCCCACGGTCCCGAGCGAAGCGCACATCGTCACGCGCGAGGGCGAGCACGTCGAATGCCTCATCGAGCAGATCGGGCCGAAGCGCTGGCTCTGCGTGCCCGTACGCTCGATCGCTCTCAGCGAGGCGCCGCTCTCGGGCTACGTCGACGTGATCCCGCCCGGCGGCTCGGTCGCATTTCTCTTCGAGCCGCGGGACGGAACGCGGTAGGCTCGCCGTCTGCCCGCGTCCCGGGTAGGACTGCGGCAGAGCGCGAGGGCGTGCCCTCCTAGGTGGCTGGCACGCCCTCCGCGCTTCGATCTCGCTCGCTCGACCTCTGATCCGGCTCGATCCGGATCGTGCTGCGCGCAGCCGGGCGCGTCGCGCTCGATCGCGCTAGTAAGTCGCCGATCTGGGCAGAGGCTTCGTCCGGCGCCGCGCGCCGCTAAAAAACGCGCGTTTCCCGCGCGGGCCAGCACGCGGGAACACGCGCTCCGTCCGCTCTTACTCCTCGCCCGCGTCCGGCTCGACCTCGTTCTCCTCGCCTGCCGGGTCCGCCGGGTCGACTAGCGTCTCGCCCTCGGAGCCGTCGCCCTCTTCAGGCGTCTCGGTCGCGCCCTCTTCGGCGCCGTTCTCCTGCTCTTCGCTCATCGCTTCCTCCTTCTGCTTCTGCGCTTCGAGGGCGTGAGTGGCCCCCGCTTGTGAACGACCGCATGGACGCGGCCCGGCGTGCCCTTCGTCGAGCGCCGCGAGCTGTAGCTCTTCGCTGCTCGATGTATACGGACGCGCTGCTTCTCGCTGATCCCCGCTCGCTTGGCCTGCGCCTTCGTCGGCACGGGGTAGCGCCACTTCGAGCGCGGCCCCGACGAGTAGACGAAAGCCGACTTAGGCAGAGCGTTGCGCTGCCTCGTCGTTAGAGCCACGGCCTCAGCCCCAGCCGTGAATCAGGGCCCAGACGACGCAGGCTGCGATCACGCAGAGCGCGAGATCGGAGATCGAGAGCGTGAACCTTCCGACCGTCATGCGTCACTCCTCCTCGATCGCACCTCGCCAGATTCTACGGCGCCGCGCTATCGGGTGAGGGTGCGGCTTGGCCATGCTCTGGCGCAGATCGCCGCCTCGCTTCGAGTTGCACGGCGTGCAGCAGGCGACGAGGTTCTGCGGGTCCCAGTCGCTGCCGCCCAGCGCACGCGGCACTAGGTGATCGACGCTGTTCGCGCGAGCGCCGCACCAGTGACAGCGGTAGCGATCACGGATCAAGATGCGCAGGCGCATCCGGCGCCAGGGCCGACTACTGATCGGCGCGCGGGTCACGCATCCTCCGCAGCAGCTCGATCTTGCGATCGTCGCAGAGGCGCAGCGCTTCCTCGACTTCGACACCTCGCCGCACCAGTTCAGCCGCCGAGAGGCAGAGCAGCGCATCGAGCGATTCGAGCTGCCCAGCCATGCGGTCGACCGTATGACTCGCCCCACCGAGGTCACGCCGACGCAGGCGCCCGATCTCGTCGGCGAGCTGATCGATCCAGCGCAGAGCGTCCTCGATCAGAAGAGCGCCACCTCTTCCAGCGGCGGCGCATCGGCCAAGAGCGAGAGCTGCGAGGTGCGCGTCGCGATCAGCTCTGCGAACTCGCCCGATAGCTCGATGCCCACGCAGTGCCGACCCAGCCTGCGCGCGACGAGCGCGGTCGTGCCCGAGCCGAGGAAGGGATCGAGCACGGTCGCAGGGACCGGGGAGAGCGAAGCGTGCTCACAACTCGGGCGCCAGCCGACCGTCCGCCTGCTCTTCGTGAGGGCGCCCGCATACAGCTCTGAGGCTGAGCGCGTGAAGGGCGAGCCCTCAAGCGCGCTCTTCTCACGCACGCTGCGCGCCTCTGCCTCTTCAAGCGCTCGCTGCCGGAACCCATGCTCGACCACCTCGACCAGCCGCTTCCACGGTGCGCCGCAGGCCGGGCAGACCCCGATCTCGGAGGTGCCCGCGAGGATGCAGGGCTCGACCAGCGCCTGCGGGAAGGTCGCGAAGTGCGCCTCTGCGTAGGGCTCAAGCGCGATCTCCCAGACCGAGCGCCTGTTCCTGCCGGTCGACGGAACCCAGGGCTCGCGCTCATCGCCCCCGGCGCCGACGCCCTCGACGCGGGCCTGCGCGGTAGCGCCGCCGATGCCGGGCCAGACCGAGCGCTCGCGCGTGACGGGCTCGCGGATCGCGTCGCCGTCGTAGAAGTAGCGACCGCTGCGCGCGAGCAGGAAGAGGTATTCGTGCGCGTTCGAGGGCCGGTCGCGCACGCTCTCGGGCATCGGGTTCGGCTTCGACCAGATCACGTCTGCTCGCAGCACCCAGCCGTCCGCAACGAGCGCGAGAGCGACCTTCCAGGGCACGCCCGAGAGCTGCTTCTGCTTCCCGTACGTGTCGCCGAGGTTGAGCCAGAGCAGACCGTCGCGCCTCAGCACGCGCCGCAGCTCGCGGAAGGTCTCGACCATCGCCTCGACGTAGCCCTCGGGCGTCTCTTCGAGCCCGATCTGCGAGTCGATGCGGCGGGCCCCGCAGGCGCAGTCGCCGGAGCGAACCGCGTTCGCGCCGACGTTCCCCTCCTGCATCTGCGAGCCCGGCGGCGCCGTGCGCAGCGTCGCGCCTTCGTGCTCATGCGCAGGATCGCCGCCCTCCCAGAGTGCGGTCCCGTAGTCGCGTAGGCCCCAGTACGGGGGAGAGGTGACCACGCAGTGCACGCTCTCGCTCGGCAGGGATGCGAGCACGTCGCGGCAGTCGCCGACGAAGAGCGAGAAGTCGCGATCGGCGAGCTGCGGCTCGATCATCGTCCGCGCCGGTAGGCGATGCCCTCACGCACGATCAGCCAGAGAAGGCGCCAGAAGCGCCAGGAGAAGAGAATCGGCGGATCACTGATCTCGGCTCACCTCGGGCCCCGGAACCGATGAGGAGCGATCTGGTGCAGCGGGAACGGGTCCCTCGATGCGCTCGCCCGCGAGCAGGCCGATCGGCTCGACGACGATGCGGGCCCCGGGCGGCGAGCCATAGACCTTCGCGCAGTGCAGCGCTGCGATCTGCGAGTCGTCGCGCCAGACGATCCGGCTGCCTGCGTCGAGGATCGAGCGCGCGAGCTTGTCCAGATCGGGCCGCTTCTCGCAGTAGCTAGGCGCCGAGGGCTTTAGCTCGCCGTTCGCGCGGTAGTGCGCCTTCGGGCGCGAGAGCACGAAGGTCACAAAGACGAAGAGCGGTCCCTCGATCGGCTCGCGCCCGTCCATCGCCGCCTCCGCTTCGTAGGCGACCGCCGTGCGCCAGGGCCGCAGCCGCTTCTCGTTCGATTCGCGCATCCGCGGCCCGGCCGCAGTCGGCACGGCGGTTTTCGAGCCCTGCGCGACCGGATCGCCGAAAACCTCGAACGCGATAAGACTCTGCGCGGCTGGGGGGCCTATCGGGTTCCCCCCTGTAAGGGGGGAACCGATAGCCCCCAGCGCGCGGCGTGACGAACTAGAAGAGCGGCGCATCGCTTCTATCCGTTCCCGCATCCGTTCCCGCATCCGGCTCGCTTCCGTTCCGCCCGGTTCCCGTGAGACGCCAGACCGTTCCGGGACCGGCGCCGACCTTCTCGACGCGCCCATCGGCGCGCAGTGCGCCTAGATCGGCGACGACGCCCTGCTTGCGCCGCCCGAGTGCGGCGGCGATCTTCGTCCCACTCATCCCGCCCTCGCGTTCGATCAGCGAGACGATCGCCTCGACGCTGGCGAGCGCCTGCAAGTCGTCGAGGTCGCAGGGCTGGAAGCGTCCATCGGGCGAGAGCAGGAAGTCGATCTCTTCCGGCGCGTCCGAGCGACCGGAGACTTCGAGACGGCGAACGCGCGGCTGCTCCGGGTCCGGCGCCTTGACCTCGATCAGAATGTCGGCTCGCCCGGTCTGCTCGGTCGCTCCGAGCGTGCCCTCGCCGCGAGCGCTCTCGCCCTTGCGGGTGTAGTCGCAGACGACGACCGCGAGCCGCTGCGAGAGCGTTTCGAGGTGGCCCATCTGCTCGGCCATCACGTCCGGATCGAAGCGACCGCCCGCCGAGAGGCGCAGCCACTTCGAGAAGGTGTCGAGAATCACGCACTCGACGCCCAGCTCCTCGGTCTCGTCGAGCAGGCGCGGGACCAGTTCGCCCAGCGAGAGCGGTTCGTCGTGGTAGAGGTGCAGATAGGGCGGCGAGCCGAAGGGCTCGATTAGCTTCGCGTTCAGCGTGCGCCAGCGCTGTTCCGAGCAGTAGGCGATCGTCGCCTGTCGCGTCTCGAAGCCGAGGAAGGGCTCGCCGTTGCGAATCGCCGTGCAGAGCGCGAAGAGCAGGCTCGACTTCCCGGCGATCTTCGGTCTGCCGTCGATGCGGGTCAGATAGCCGGGCGCGATGAGCTGATCCCAAATCCAGGCGGTCTGATCCTCCGCTTCGTGACGGCGGCGCTGCTCATGCAGCGGCAGAAGCAGACGGCCCTCGAACTCGCCCGCCTCGTCGCTCATAGCAGCGTCTCGTCCTCCTGCTCGAAGCCGAGCACGCGCCGCGCCCGCTCGCTCGGATCGAGCGTCGCGATCTCCGCGAGATCGTCGATCACCTTCGAGGCTTCGTCGATCGTCAGCTCCGACGAGGAAGCGATCCCGTGCCCGATCACGCGCCCGACGTAGGCGAGACGCACGTCGCGGTCTGCGGTGTCGAGCCCCGCATCGCGCATCGAGGCGAACAGCTTTCGCAGTTGCGTGTCCGTCGCGGTGACGATCGGATGCCCCTCTTCGTCGCGCGGGAATATCTGCCCGGGCTCGGGCTCGTCCTCGGGTAGCGCAGGTCGCTCCGGCGTCGGCGGCTCGGGCGCGCCCGGAGTCGGAGCGCTCTCCGGCCCGACTGAAGGCTGCTCGCGCTCGTCGCTTCGTGGGGTTTCGACCGCAGACGCCGGAGGTCGATCGAGGGACGGCTGCTCGCGAACTGAGGGGTGCGCTTGCGGAGCCGTCCCTCGATCTTCGGGCGGAGGCGCCGCGCCCGGAAGGTCCGGCGCCTCCTGCTTTGCAGTATCCGCAGCCTGCACGTCGGCGCG